TCGCATCGCAAACCTATGCACAATCAGGTGATGTAGAAAGTTACTCAGGCGTAGACCAAACCACGCCAACAGAAGGATCCAATTCTGCTACAGGTACTAGCGCTAGTCCTCTAGTGGCACCAACAACCACCACGGCCAGCGGAAACCTAATATCAGGCAGTGCGCTAACAGGAAACACGTCAGCTGCTAATATCTCATGTGATTACACTGAAACATCGGAAGTAGATTTTACCGCAGTGGCTAACGTAGTATCTGCGTATGGTTATCGAGCAACCACAGGTTCAGGTCAAAACATAGAGTGGTCACAAAGTTCTGTATTGTGGTATGCACAGTGTCATGTTATTAGGGCCGCAGCGGCGGGCGGCGGCTTTGAACCTGCCTGGGCAAAAGGTAGCAATAGTTTAATAGGGGTATTATCATGAAAAAGAACGTATCGGGCCAATTTGTTGGCATTCAATTGTTAGCGTCAGCTGACGGGGCGCCTATCACAACGGGCACGTGCACGATTTACGTGACAGGTGATAACGGAACGCAAGCAGCTGGATCTGTTGGATCCGGTGCATGTACGCATAAAGGCAACGGTTACTGGTCATATGCACCGGCCCAGGCTGAAACAAACGACGATCATATCGCTTTTACATTCGTGCATTCCAGCGGATTAAATGCAACAGTGCAGCTTTACACAACCTTCCCTCAATCAGCTGATAACAATACATTACTCGCCGCAATTAGTGGCAGATTGCCGGCTGCATTAGTCAGTGGCCGGATCGATGCTAGTACAGGGGCAATGGCTGCAAACACATTGACGGCAGCGGCGATCGCTTCAAGTGCTTTTACAGCCGCTAAATTTTCTGCGGGATCCCTTGACGGTAAAGGCAATTGGAATATCGGCAAAACTGGTTATAGTTTAACCGTGGCACCGTTAGATGCTACAGGTATTCGATCAGCGATCGGCATTGCTAGTGCAAACATAGACACGCAACTAGCGGCCAAAGCGACAGCGGCATCGATCGCAGCATTGAACAATCTATCTTCTGCGCAAGTAACAGCTGCAGTGCCAACAACGGCGCAGATAGAAGCGGCATTGTTGAATGAAGGCGATGGCCAGGCATTAATCGATGCTATTGTGACGTTAATTAATACCAATCTTGATTTACCATCATTAGAATTAGCAGCGATCGCGACTGCAGTGCGCACCGAATTAGCCACAGAATTGGGCAGAATTGATGCTGCGATCACGACACGACTTTCTACTGCAGGTTATACAGCGCCAGCGAATAGCGATATTACTGCAATATTGGCAGATACAAACGAATTACAAGGCGACTGGGTGAATGGTGGCCGTTTAGATCTATTACTAGATGGCGCGTCAAGTGCTGGCGATCCGTGGACAACTTCACTGCCTGGATCTTATGGTTCTGGTACAGCCGGGAAAATCGTTGGTGATTATTTAGATGCTGCAATATCTAGCATTAGTGCTGGTAGTGGTTTAACGGCTTCTGAAACACGGGCCGCGCTTGGATTGGCTACTGCTAACCTTGACACACAACTAAGCACAATTGATAACAATGTCGATGCCGTGCTTGTAGACACTGGCACAACATTGCCGGCGACATTAGCGGCATTGAATAACCTATCAGCGGCACAAGTTACTGCAGCGGTGCCTACGACTGCACAAATTGAGGCCGCATTGTTGAACGAGGGTGACGGTCAGCAAATGATCGACGCAATCGTGACATTGATTAACACTAACCTTGATCTTCCATCGCTTGAATTGGCAGCCATTGCCACTGCAGTTAGAACCGAGTTGACGACAGAACTTGCCAGGATTGATGCTGCAATATCAACCAGGTTGGCCACGTCAGGTTATACGGCCGCAGACAATGACGGCATTACTGATATCAAAGCTAAAACAGATCAATTTGTCTTCACAAAAGCCAACGAAGTCGATGTGAATATACAATCTGTAAATGGCACCACTTTGGTTGGTGATGGCAGCGGCACACCTATGGGCGCTTAGTCATGAGTTTATCTATTGACGGCTTTTGGAAGTCAGGATTTTGGACTGAAACATTTTGGGCCGACGGGTTTTGGTATGAAGGCGATCCCGTTATAGTAGAACCCCCGGCCCCTGGTCAATACACTGCCAATTCAGGCACGATCGATGAAAATTTTGTCATTGACTATGGCGATCATCGCAACAAGCCAAATCTATTCGATCCTGAAAATAGAAAAAAACGCCAACGCATAACGGTAAAACGTGCAAAAGCAAAGACAATAAGCCCTGAAAGGTTTATTATTGCTGAATCTGCTAGTGATATGACGGGATTCGGCAGCATGATTGTGTATTCTGCAGTCAGCTTTTTAAAGGATCCAGCTATCACGGGGCAGTTAATGCGTAAGCAACCAACAAAAACCGGGCGTGCATTGCTTAATGTGAGTGGTAAAAAAGCGATTGATGAACTGCAAAGCCTGGAAAATGTTGATATTTATATCTACCCTAAAGGAGTTAAAAAACAATGAACGATTTACTTAGATTTTTGTTAGCTGGATTTATGCCAATGTGTGCAGTAGATGGCGAAGGCGGTGGCGACGAAGGTGCGGGCGATAAATCCGATGAAGGTGAAGGCGGTGAAGGTTCAACAATGGGCCAAGGTGCCCAGGGTGAAGGCGAAGCAACCGGCGAAACTGGTGAAAAAGGGGAAGCAGGTGAACATTGGGCACCTGAAAAATACCAGGTTAAAAACGAAGCGGGTGAAATCGATGTAGAGGCTACCGCTAAGAAGCAAGCCGACGCATTCAAAGCACTTGAAACACGTATGGGCACCGATGGCGTGCGGCCAAAGACTGCCGACGAGTACACCTTCGAGGTGCCTGACGATCTAAAAGATCAATGGAAGCCTGACGAAGACGACGATTACAAAGACTTCAAAGTCAAAGCGCATGAATTAGGTTTTACACAAAAGCAATTTGAATATGCAGTCGGCCGCCACTTAGAATCATTGGGGCAGGTGCAAGGTAGCGACGCACAAATGTCACAAGAGGACACACAAAACGCATTACGTGAAATTTGGCCTGATCAGAAAACGTATCAAAAGAACTTGAACGCAGCCTGGCGTGGCGCTTCTTCTTATGCAAACCCAGGCGATCAAACCAAACGTGGCAGCATGATCAACCTTGAACGAAAATTCGGTGAAGATCCTGACTTCATTGCGTTCGCTGCTAATATCGGGCGTGAAATTAAAGAGGATATCCCGCCAATGGGTTCAGTCTTGGGCGATGAAACAGTCGAGGCAATGCAAAAAAGTGAGGCCTATTGGAACCCTAACGATCCAAAACATGAGGAAGTCAAAGCCAAAGTAACGGCACACTACTCACGTAAATATCAACAAAAGCACTAAATAGTCGAGAAATCGATTTTAATACGCGCTATCATTGCTGGCATAGGCCCTTTGGTAGCGCAAGGACACCCTGAAATGCTCGGAGCAGCTGATTAATAGCCTGATTAGCTGAATCGTATATCCAGGCCCGGTGACGGACACCCTGAAAGGCAGTAACATTATTTAACCTTTTAGGAGTTATTATCATGAGTTTTACAGTTACCGAAAATTTCGTACAGCAATTTAGCTCTAATTTTCACATTTTGTCTCAACAACGTAAATCACGTTTGCAAGGCTTTGTACAATTAGAATCTGGCATTGTTGGGGCATCAAAATCCACTGAACGTTTAGGCGCAACAGAAGCCTATGACATTGATTCACGTCACAGTGATACACAATACGTCAACACACCGCATTCACGTCGCTGGTTAGATCTAGCTGATAAAGGATGGGCTGATCTTGTTGATGAAATGGACAAAATTAAAATGCTTGCTGATCCTACATCGCCTTATGTTGGTTTAGGTGTTGCAGCATTGAATCGTAAAAAAGACGATATCATCATCGCTGCAGCGCGTGGCATTGCACGTACTGGTGCCGGCACAATCGCTTTACCGTCAGCACAAAAAATTGCAGTTGGGGCCGCTGGTTTAACGCTAGCAAAACTTTTAAGCGCTAAAGAAATTATGGATGCTGCAGAAGTTGACGAACCAATGATGGATGAATCAGGTCAAGGCGTGCCAACACCACAACGCGTGATCGCAGTGACTACCCGCCAATTAACTAACTTGTTAGGCACGACAGAAATCAAGTCAGTTGATTACAACAATGTTAAAGCGTTGGTGCAGGGTCAAGTTGACACGTTCTTAGGTTTCAAATTCGTGCGTACAGAACGCTTGCCTAAAGTCGGCGACGATCGCTTTTGTATTGCGTTCTCTAAAGGCTGCATGGCGCTTGGTATTGGTAAAGATGTTGTTTCAAGTATCGATACATTGCCAGGCAAAAACATGAGTGTACAAGTGTATGCGCGTGAATCGTTGGCAGCTGTTCGTTTAGAAGACGCTGGCGTAGTTGAAATATCTTGCTTAGAATCATAAGCGATAAATAGTGAGTGGGGCCGAGGTTGGCCCCTCTTGTTAATGTTACAAAAGGTTAGTTTCATTTAACAAATTTTAGGAGTAAACAATTATGACTTCACAAGTCGCAAGTATTCAGGCAAATTTAGAAGCAACGCCACCAGTAAAGAATCGCGTAAACCTACATAAAGGCCGCGTTCGTATTTTTCAATCAAGTATTACTATTCCGGCATCGGGTATGCCCGTTATTGGCGAGACAATCACCTGGGGATCATTACCAAAAGGCGCCAACATTATCGGCCATATGTCGCAGTTAAGTTTTTCTGCCGGCGGTGCATCGCAAACGCTTAATTTAGGCGACGCAGCAGCAGCAGCACGACATTTAGCCGCGACTGGTGTTACTTCTGCAGGGGTTGCGGTTCCACAAGCAGCACAAGCAGCAGGTGCGGAGTTCCAAACCGATGACGATTCAACAGCAGCAACTAATAACTGCAAGCTGATTTCAACAGTCGCAGGGGCAACGCTAACAGCAGGGGCTAAATATACTTTAAGAGTAGCGTATACTCTTGATTAATTAGTCGCCCTGTGCGGAATGAAGTAAACCACAGGGGCCTTGCGCCCCTGTTTTTAATTAAAGGTTGAAATCATGCAGATCGTATCTGAAACCACAATCGTATCAAATGCCCTCGTTAGACTTGGTGAGGAATCAATATCAAGCTTTGAGGAAAACACCAAAATAGACGATCTTGCAGTGCTGTACTACACGCAACGCGATGCCATGCTAAGATCACACCCCTGGAATTGTGCAGTAAAGCGTGCAATATTGGCAGCACTACCAGTGCTAGAAGTGCCGCTGCAGCTTGATTTTTCCAACACGTTTGAAATGCCAGCAGATCAGCTGCGTATTTTGCAAGTAGGTCAACGATATCAGGAACCGGATTATAAAATAGAAGGGCGGCAGATCTTATGCGACGAAGCGCCTTTGCGGATCCGATACATTTATAAAAATTACAACGAGGCAACCTGGGATGCAATGCTAGTCGAAGCAATGGAATTGGCCATGATCGCAGCGTTTGCGTACAGTGTCACTGAATCAACAACCAAAGAAGCAGCAGCACAAAAGGCCTTGCAAGACTTTTTAAGAACCGCACGCGCCGTCGATGGCGTCGAGGATCCACCGGAAATGGTTGGCGACGAGAGATTGTTAAAAGCAAGGTTAGGTGTAGGCTATGCCCAATATTAGCGCATTAAAAACAAACTTTACCGCCGGCGAGTTTAGCCCGAAATTATACGGCAGGGTAGACATTGATCGCTATAACAATGCTGCAGCGGAAATCACAAACGGATACCCGTTAATTTATGGCGGCGCAGTCAATCGCGACGGTTCTTTATTTGCTGCAGCTGCCAAGTTTGATGATAAAGACACGATTCTAGTGCCGTTTTCTTACAATACCGATCAATCTTATATGCTTGAATTCGGTCATTTATATATGCGTGTATTTAAAAATAATGCGCAATTAGAAACATCACCAGGCGTGCCGTATGAAATTGTTACGCCATACAGTGAAACAGTGCTGCGTCAGTTATCTTTTCAACAATCCGCAGACACCATGTTCATTGAATGCGAAACGGTATACCCGCAGCGATTGCAACGTTTTGGCGATATTGATTGGTTTATTGCTAATGCCCCGATTAAAGTCGAACCGTTTGATGAACTAGGGCTAGTGCCAGCGGAAGCCCTCACATTGTCCAGTGTTGCAGTTGGTGCACGCACGGCCACCGTTGTGGGGGCGACATTTTTGGCCAGTGACGTGGGCCGCTTTTTAGTATCGGGTAAAGGCCTGGGCGAAGTCACTGCAGTTAATTCAACAACATCGATCGACGTCAATGTGACGATGGCGTTTGATAACGTGGCGATTTCTGCAGGTGATTGGAAACTAGACGTTTCACCGCAAACAACATGCACACCTTCAACCGCTGCAGTGATTGGCACACAAGTGAATTTAACGTTAGGTGCAGCAGGGTGGCGCACCGCAGATATTGGCAAATATGTTCGTGTTAATGGTGGCCTTTTATTGATTAATGGCATTAGTACAGATCAGGTGGTCACGGCTATTGTAAAAGAATCACTAACGTCGGCAGCGGCATCGCCAAAATTAGCCTGGTCATTGAATAGCAGCATATGGAGTGCAACGCTTGGCTATCCGCGCACCGGGTTGCTACATCAGCAGCGTTGGTTTTTAGGTGGTTCAACAAGATACCCGCAATCATTTACTGGCACACGTACAGGTGAATTGACTAATTTCCAAATGGGCACCAATGATGATGACGGCTTTTTGTTTAACATTGCATCGTCACAAGATCAGATCGTACATATGATCGATATCCGTCAAATGCTGACGATCGGATCCGGCGGTGTGTTCTCTATTAGTGGCGGCGTAGAAAAGCCAATCACACCAACAAACGTGCAAATCAGATCGCAAACCGACGATGGCGGCTGCGATGTAAGGCCGATTAAAATTGATAACGAAGTTTATTATGTAAGCCGATCAAAAAAACGATTATTAACGGCAAGCTATAAGATTGAAATTGATGGCTTTGACGTGATCGATGTATCAAAAATAGCGGATCACATAGCAGGTTTAGGCATTACTGATATTAGTTTCCAAAAGGATCCTGATCGCTTAATGTATGCCGTGCTTGCTACTGGCGATATGGCGACAATTACGATCGATAGATCTGAAAATGTAACCGGTTGGGCCAGGCAGCAAACGGACGGCGATTATAAATCAGTTGGCACTATACCGATCGAAGGGATCCAGCAGACTTGGATTGTGGTGGATCGTGATATTAATGGCGTGATCAAAAAATATATTGAATACTTTAAGCCAGGCGTATTGATGGATAGCGCGATCGAAGGCACAAGCGAGATTCCTGCAACGGTGTGGACTGGATTAGACCATTTGAACGGCAAAACCGTGGTGGCCGTTGGTGATAATTATGTCTATGGCAGTTTTATTGTAAGTGGCGGTCAAATTACCTTACCTTACACGGTTAGTAGCATTACAATCGGACTGCCTTATGTAACAACAATCAAAACGCTACCAATTGAAGTCAGTGGCCAAACAGGATCTAGTCAAGGGAAAAACGTGCGCACTTCGGAAGCCGTGGTAAAAGTACAAAATACGCTAGGGTGCACCATTAACGGGGTTCGCATTCCATACAGGCGATTTGGCGATCTAATGGATCAGGTAATAGAACCGTACACCGGCATCAAAAAAGTTAAACTAGCCGGGTGGGATAAAGAAAGTCCAGGTGTCGTGACGATTGTACAAGATCAACCGTTGCCTATGCACATCCAGTCAATCATGCGAAGGGTCACTGTTAATGGATAACATCACCATACGTGAAGCAACAATCGAAGACGCACGCCACGTGGCGCATAATTTACGCCAGGGCGATATCGATGAACTACACGCGTATAAATTAGACATTCGGCCAGCGATCATGGTGATTGAAGGCTATCAAGATTCAACTTGGTGCCGGGTGGCCGTGATCGATGATGAAGCCGCTTTGATATACGGGGTAACACCTACACACAAAGAAGGGGAAGGCGTGGTGTGGATGCTAGCAACAGATAAGATCATGCAGTTTTCGCGTGAATTTGTGCGCGGCTGCAGGGGTGAAGTTGCTGAAATGCAAAAGTTATACCCTAAAAAGCTATTCAATTATGTGCATAAAGACAATGCCGTCGCAAAAACATGGCTTAAATGGCTTGGCTTTAAGATCAATGAAAAAGAACATTGTAAACTTGGTTTTCAGTATTTCGAGAGAGGAATTAAACATGTGTAATCCAGCATTGGCAGTCGCAGCAATCGGCACGGCCGTTTCAGCATATAGCACGATTCAGGCTGGTAATGCCCAGGCCGCGCAATATGAATACCAGGCAGATCAACAGCGAGAGGAAGGCAGACAGGAAGCAAGCGCAGCCAAAGTGCGTGCTGATCGTATTCGCAAAGCCACGCGACAAAAGCAAGGTGAAGCCCGGGCAAATCTATCGGCAAGCGGTGTCGATGTTGATGCCGGCACGTCGGTTGAAATTAACAGCAAAATTAAGAAAAACGACGAGGAAGACGCACTGATCGAGATAATGAACGGCGGCAATGCGCAGCGGCGAGCAAATAGCCAGGCCGATAATTTTGAAACAGCGGGAAGCAACGCAAAAAACGCCTCAATGCTCAATGCAGGTTCAACATTAATTCAAGGTGGTGCGAGCATTTATAAAGGCTGGCGCACGTCACAAGGGGTTCAATAATGAAAATCGCTAACATAAGACCAGGCGCAAGTAATGATATTAAAGTGTTCCAGGGTGCGCAGCCTGTTGGCCGTGCTGGTGAAGTTGAGAATGCCACAGCCACGGCCGGGGTAGTTGTTGCTAATGCAGGGCTTGCCGTCAATCATCAAAATGCCGTAGAAGCAGCACAAAAACAAAAGCTAGATGATGATTTAGAACAGGCGCAAACAGCTAATGCAACGCTAGATCATGAAATTTATGTCAAAGAAACGACGACAACGCTTGAAAACGATATCGCGTCGGGTGCCGTGCATTACAACGAGGCTGAAACAGTATTGCAAAAGCGATTACAGGACGGGCCAAAATTTAAACCGTCGGGCAGAAATAGAGTATTAACAGAAACCTATAATCGAGGCATTCAACGTGTGGACTTTAGCGCCAAAGCTGCCGTGGGAAGGGCGTCAACAAAGGCGATGCAAACGGATTATAAAAATCAATTCGGTGTAGCGCTTGAAAAGATGCAAAAACTTGCCGGCTTGCCTGGTGCAGATATCGAGAATTTAAACACCCGGGCAGACACATTGACAGTATTGGCCAAAAAAGCGGGGATGCCTGACGATCAATTGCAAAAAACAATGCAGACATTTAAAGATAATAACTGGTATAACTCGGCAGCGCAGCAAGTGATGGCCGTATCTGACGATCGAATCGCTATGCAAGCCATGCGCCATGAATTGACGGCACCCGATGGCCTTTATCACGATAAGCTGGATGCAAGCAAACGGACCAGTTTACTAAAATCATTAGATTCACATATAGATAAGCTAGATAATCGCGCCCTACATGCCGCTGACAAAGCAGACGCGTCCGCTGAACGTGCGATCGGCGAGATTAGCAAGCAAGTGGCCAGCGGGGTTCCTGCGACGCCGCAGCAGTGGCTTACGTGGGATCAGACAGTCAAAGGCACGCCGTTTGAAAAAGAGTTTAAGCAATTTGTTAAAGACGAAAACGAAGTTCAACAAGTATTAAGGCAGCCGATCGAAAACCAAATGCAGTTTTTACAAGGTAAAGAACAAGATCTTGCCAACAATGGTGGCGATCTTAAAAAGCAAGCGAACGTCAAACGCATAGCAACTGCAATAAATGCCAATGTGAAACTGTTGAAAGAGGATCCGTTGATTTTCAATCAAAACAGAACTGGTGAAGTAGTGCAGCCGCTTGATATTCAAGGCATGGCGACTGGACAATCGGGGATTATTGGCCAAATGAAAGACCGTTTCACAACAGTACAGGCATTGAAAAACAGGTATGGCCATGAAGTGACACTAAACCCGTGGCTACCACAAGAAGCAGAATCCATGAAAGTCGTTTTAAGTAAAGCTGATGATGAAACAAAACTGGCCATATTGGGCGTTTTGGCACAAACATCGCCTGATTCAAACGCTTACGGATCTGCATTAAAAGCGGTGGCTGCGGATAAAGGCATGTTAATGCTAGCCGGCATGGCAAAGTTTCATGATCTGCGTGGCACCGATGGCCGTGACGTGGCGAAAACCATCTTAGATGGCGAAAGGATCCTGGCCGATAAATCAGTGATCATGCCAACAGAACAAGCCTTTACCACGGAGTTTGAAAATCTTATCGGCAATGCAATTCCGAACGGATCACCACAACGCATTCAAGCATTTAATGCGTTTAAAGCGATCTATGCTGGCATGGCAGCTAGCGAGGAAGTGCGACACGAAGCAGGTGACAAGAGTGCAGCGAAAACAGAACTGGCAGAAAAAGCGATCGCCCTGGCAACAGGTGGCGTGACTAAAGTGAATGGTGTGAAGGTCATCACCCCGTATGGTATGGGTGAAGACACGTTCAACACTAAATTAGATCTAGCGCTAACAGAAGCGGCCAAAAGCAGTGGTTATGCTAAATCAGTGCTTGAAGACATGCCAATCATGCAAGCGCCTGGCCTTGATGACGCATACGTGATCATGAATGGCAGCAAGGTGCAAGCGGGTAAAGACGGCAAGCCGATCATGTTAATGATTAACGATGGCAGTGTTAGCGGGGTAATTAAAAAATGAAATGGTTAAATGGTGTCACTGATATCACGTCAATAAAAAACATGGCTGATTCCATGCAGCTAGAAACAGAAGCGCCGGAACCTTCATTCACTGAAAACTTAGGCGGCCAAATTTACGACAGTACAAAATCGGGTTTAATGCAGGGCGCATATACTCTTGACAAGATCGGCGGCGCCATTGGTGGCAGCGAAATTCATTTGCCGGACGCTGAAAGAGAAAAGCGCGAAACTGAACGCGAAGTCAATCTGATTGAAAAAATTAAACCATTACAAGTGGATCCACAAACAACCGGCATGGCTGGTCAGGTGCTTGGCCCTTTGGCTGATATCTTGCCACGCACTGCGATGGGTGCAGCAGCAGGTGGCCCGCTTATGGCTGGTATGTTTGCAGGTGCCCCGGCTTACGATTCAAGCAAACTGTTAGCACAAGATGAAGGCATCGACGAATCAACGGCTGCCAAAAAAGGGTTGATCGATGCTGCAGTTTTGGGCGTTGGTTCCACTATACCGGCAGCAAGATTCGTTAAAAACTGGATCGCAGACTTTAGCCTATCCGTTGGCGTCAATGTTGGTTTAGGCGTTGCGTCGCGTAAAGGCACAAAAGAATTATTGTCAAGCAATGGCTATGAAGCCCAGGCACAGCAATACAACGCATTTGATGCCACTGCAGTGACGATCGACACCCTTCTAGGGGCTGCATTCTTTGGTTTAGCGCGTGGCCCTGGCGCACGCAATATGGTTGATGCTGCGCTAGTTGAAAGCAAAGCAAACGACGCGCAAAATGAAACGGGACCAGGCATTCCGGTTGATGGTAAATCAAATAAGATCCACCAGGACGCGCTAGCAGAAACGATCATGCAGCTAGCAAGAGGCGAGCAAGTTAATGTGAATCAAAATATACAGGGCGCAACATTCATTCGTGAATCACGTGGTATTCGCAATAATAACCCTGGCAATATTGTGGCAGATAACACGCAATGGCGTGGGCAGATTGAAAGCAACGACGAGCGTTTTGCGGCGTTTGACACCCCACAATCGGGGATCCGTGCACTTGGTAAAAACTTAATTACTTACCAGGATAAACACGGCTTAAATACTGTTGATGAAATCATTAATCGATGGGCACCACCTAGCGAAAATGATACAGGCGCCTATGCTGGCATTGTGGCCAAAGCGCTTGGCGTTTCACGTGAAACCCAAATCAATTTGCACAATCCTGAAACATTGAAAAAGATTACTGCAGCCATTATTCAGCATGAGAATGGCAAGCAGCCATATAGTGACAAGGTGTTATCTGACGGCCTTGATTCTGCATTAAATGGCGTGCCTGTTGATAATGCTGGCAACACCGTGCGCAATCACCTGGCCGAACGTGTTGACTTGCAGGAACAATTTATCGAGGATCTAGCGCAGCAATACGAAGCAGCTGCAGCAGTGAAGCAAAAGTTTGATGATGGTATTAACGCGATACTAGCGGAAGCCGGGATCACACAAAAGCCGTTAATTCCTGATGAATTAAAAGGGGTTGATCGCGCGACTGAAAAAATAATTACCGAATATAAAGGCGATGTAACAAAAATCAAAGATCTTAATCGTGCGACGATCGTGATTGAAGGGCTTGACGAAGCGCAAAGCGCCCTGGCTGGTGCGCAGGATAAATTCGGCGAATTGAAAAAGCTGCGCAATGCGTTGCAGCCTGATTCAAAACCGGTGAGTGACGACGGTTATCGCGATATTAAAATGAATATTGATTTAGGCGATGGACAGGTGGCAGAATTGCAGATCAACTTCCCGCAAATGTTGAAAGCAAAAGATGAAGCCCATAAAATCTATGAAACTACACGCGCCTTAGAGGGCGAACTAGAAGCTACAGGCCGTAAACCTACTAAAAAAGAAGTGGAAATTTTAAAGAAATCACGCGAAGCACAAATTAAAATCTATGATGCTGCTTGGGCAGAAGTTACTAATTCATTGAAAGCACGTTCAGATATTAAAGTGCCATTGCGCCTGGCAGATCCTATGTTAAATGGACGTGATTCGGGGCCATCCCAGGCTAAACAAACCCAATCTTTGTCTAAAGATACGGGCACGCCTTCAACATCAAATAGTTTAGTGTCAGGTGGGAAATTCATTATTGATACTCCTTTCACGGATATTATACATAAAAACCTTATGGGGCACAAGTCAACATCATACACAGAAAGAGGTGATGCTGTTGAAACTCAATTCGCCGTAGTTGAAGATTCTACACTGATTTCATCGCACGACAATAACCTGGCAAAAAATCCAAATTTCCCAGCTGAATTGCAGCCACGTGATCGCACCCGGGATGCAAGCGAGGCGCAGATCACACGCATTGCAAACAACATCAATCCTGAATTGTTGGCAGAATCGGCAAAGATATCGGACGGCGCCCCTATTGTTGGCACTGACGGCATCGTGGAATCAGGCAACGCGCGAACAATTGCACTACGTCGGGCTTATGAAGGCGGCAAAGCGGAAGGTTATCGCGAATGGTTGAATGATAATGCCAAACGTTTTGGCCTTGATCAGACTGAACTATCCCAATTAAAAAACCCTATCCTGGTGCGCTTGCGCAATGCCGATGCAGATCGCGCAGAATTTGCACGATTAGCCAACGAAGCCGGGGTGGCCACAATGTCAGTGGTAGAACAGGCAAGATCTGATGCCGGCAGAATTAACAGTCTTGATGGCATGGTGGCTGCCGATGACGGTACAATCAATTTTCGAGCAAGTAATATTTTTGTTAAAAACTTTATGAATGACACGGTAGCCCCAACAGAACAGGGGGCGATGATCGGCCCTGATGGCAAGTTATCACAACAAGGTGAAACACGTATTAAAAATGCAGTGTTTGCCAAAGCTTATGGCGATAGTGAAGTGGTTGGCATGATGGCAGAAAGTACAGACACCAACATCAAAAACATTATGAATGGCATGTTAAGGGCCGCACCTGCAGTGGCCAGGCTGCGTGAAATGATCAGCGATGGTGGTAGATATCCGATTGATATCGCACCTAAACTGGTAAAAGCCGTGCGTGAATTTTCAGATATGCGGGCAAAAGGTTACAGTGTTGAACAATACCTGGCGCAGCAAAACATGTTTGACTTTGAAATGACACCTGAATTAAACAATTTATTGATTGGTTTACAGGAAAATTCCAGGGCGCCAAAACGAATCGCAGATATGATCAATCAGTTTGTGAACTCGGTTGATGACTTAGGGGATCCACGGCAAGGCCAACTGCTTGACGACGCGCCACCTTTGGCGCAAGATCTTATCGCCGATTCAGTTGAATCACAACGCATGAAAAACGAGGCACCAAGTAACACCGAATTATTTGGAACCCCTGAAATGCAAGCAGCTGACGCGGTGGCAGAACTTAATCCAAACATGAAATACACGATGGATGATGGCCGCGAAGTGACAGTAAAAGAAGCGATCGAAATTGCTGACGACGCAGTGGCCGAAGCAGAACTGGAAAGCCAGGCGTTTAATGCCGCTGTTATTTGTTTTAATAGGACGGGATAATGAAAAAAGATTGCATCGACGCAGTAAGCCAGGCCATTGGCCGTAAACTTAAAACAGGTGAAGCCGAAGGCATAGAAAAGCGGATCCGTGACAACATGGCCAGGATCGCCAAAGAGGATCCAAACGCCTGGCAAGGCATGGGTATGTCAGATCGATTAAATGCAGCAGCAGAAGCAAGCGCAAAACAGTTTATTGCAGACACCCAAATGAAGGCGCAGCGGGTTGCGCTTGGCATTGTAGCCCAGGGAAAACTTAGTCAACGCTTTACAGAACAAACAAACCAGGGCACCACGGGGGCCAATGCTGTTGAGCGCATACTAAACCAGGCGAGTGCATATGTGAACGGCGTGGCGCATGAAAACTTTAGTTTGATGTTTGATGCAATCCAATCAGCTGAACCTAGATTCTTTGGTTTACTAGACAATCCAAAATCAAACCGCGACTTTATCACCGAAATATTTGGCCGTGATAGCAAAAACCCGGTGGCAAAGAAAGGTGCAAAAGCCTGGTTAGAAACGATCGAGAAAATGCGGCAGCGTTTTAATAGAAGCGGCGGCGATATTGGAAAGCTTGATTATGGCTACATACCACAATCACACGATCAGGTGCGGATCTTAAAAGCGGGGCCTGAACAATGGGTGGCTGCCATTGGCAACAAACTGGATCGAAGTCGCTATGTGGACGGCATGGGCGAACGATTGAGCGATGTTGAATTCAATAAAATGCTTGGTGAAGTGTATCAAACGCTTGCCACTGGTGGCTTGAATAAACTTGAACCAGGCAAGGTGCAGTTTGGATCGTCACTGGCTAATCGTGGCAGCCAGTCACGTCAACTGCATTTTAAAGACGATAGCGCCTGGCTGGCTTATCATGAATCGTTTGGTAAAGGTTCGTTATATGATTCAATGCAGGGCCATGTAAATGCACTAAGTCGTAATATTGGCGTGGTTGAGGAACTCGGCCCAAACTCAAAAGCTGGTTATCAGTTGATTCATGATATGGCACTGCAGCACGATGGAAAAATATCATTGGTTGGCGCTGCTTATGCTGATCTTAATTCGCTTTATCGCGTACTGACTAACGAAAATAATCAAGCCGTAAGCCCGAAAATGGCAGAAATTAACCAGGGCCTTCGCAATTTAACGGTAGCTAATAAACTGCAGGGCGTGATATTGAGTTCTATCAATGATATTCCAACGCTAATGGCGACAAGCAAATACCACAATTTGCCTATTTTTAGAACGCTGGCCACGTCAATCAAAGCATTTGGTAAAGATTACACACACTATGCAAATGTAACAGGGCTGGTGACTGATTCAATTATCCAAGATATGTCACGGTTCGCTGACGGCAATATGGCCCAGGGATGGACGTCAAAACTCACACATGCTACAAATAAACTCTCATTAATCAACAAGTGGACTGATTCGCTAAAACGCGGTTTTCAGATCTCAATGATGGGATCGCTTGGTAAAATGAAAGATACGCCGTGGCAAAATTTAAACGTTAAAGATAGGCATCGTTTGAAGTTTCAAGGCGTGACGATCGATACATACAAAGTATGGCAGAAGGCAATCGCCGAAGACTGGCGCGGCAGCAAGATGCTAACACCGGATTCAATTCGCAACATTCCTGATCACGTGCTGTTTGAGTTTGGCAAGTCTAGCGGGTTAGATGTAGATCCAAATCGAATGCGCGATGAAGCCGTGGCCAGGCTGCTTGGCTTTATTGTTGATGAATCAGAATATGCAATCACAACGCCGGATCTCACAACACGTGCAAGTCTTGGCGGCGGCACACAAAAAGGCACACTATCAGGCGAATTCATGCGCCATTTAAGCTTATTCAAATCATTTCCACTGGCAATGGCTAATCGTCATATACGTCGCGCACTTGACTACAATGGCGAAAGTGGTGGCACTGGGTATGGTGTCGGGTTAATGGTTGGCCTTGTTGGCTTTGGTGCATTATCGACGCAGCTTAAATCGCTGGCCGTTGGTAGTGATCCAGCTGATATGACAGATCCAAAATTTTGGGGCAAAGCGATGGCCCAGGGCGGCGGCTTTGGAATATACGGCGATATCCTTTATACTGGCCTAAGTGGTGAAGGGCGTGGCGGTCAATCTAATTATGGCGGCTTAGTTGGGCCGGTGTTTGGCAGTGTTGTTGACGCGGCCGACTTAACGATCGGAAATGCTGGCCAGGTTTTACGTGGCGAACGATCAAACATGGGGGCCGAGTTGGTAAGGTTCGGCCGATCTAATACGCCTTTTGTCAATTTATGGTATGCCAGGGCAGCGGTTCGGCATTTAGTGCTTGATGACTTACAAGAAAGTTTGTCACCAGGCTATTTGAATCGAGTAAAATCTAATTCTTACAAATACTATGGCACGAAATACTGGTGGAACCCTGGCGAAAGTGCGCCGGATCGTGCACCGGATTTTGCCGGCGCATTTGGCCAATAATTAAGGGGTATGTTATGCGTGAAGACCAACACAAAAGCTTGCAGGATCTAAGCGAAAAATTAACTGACGTGGCCATTAAGGAAATAGATCCGGATCAATGGCCTGGCAGTCAGATACCAATCGATCAGCAAGATTCTAAAATTCGCGGTGATCGATACTGGCACAAAAAAAACGGGGTGGCTACAATATCGCTGATCATGCGCATTAATAACTTGGTTGATGTTGTGCGCAAAAATAGTGCTGCAGGTGTTGGCGCTGCGGCGGTAGATGATGCCGACGAACTAGATCAGGATATCAAAGCCTGTGAAAAGCAAGCCGATGACTTGATGAAAAAGCTACAGTCAAAAGATTCAAAAGGTAAGTTTGAGCGCAGCACGCATGGAAAACGATAATCAAGATGTAACTTTTTTAACGTTTTTCGTGATGTGGGCAAAGGTGATGCATTGGACAGTGCCCCTGTTACACGTGCGCATTTGCTTGTGGTTAGATTCCTGCCAGGATCCGGTGCGGGTTTTAATGGTTTTTCGTGGCGCTGCTAAGTCCACAATTTATGCGGTGTGGAAGGCTTACACACTATACAAAGATCGCGCTAATAGATCTCTTATATATGCCGCTGATGACAAGCTGGCCGGCAAGCTGACGCGTGACACCTTGAACGTTTTAAAACGGCACCCGCTTTGCGTTGGTATGCTGCCTAAAAAGCCCGGTGCATTATCATTTTGGGTGAATGGTTCGATCGATGCACGAAATCCAAGTATTGAAGCGGTTGGCGTGAACTCTAACGCCACGGGATCCCGAACTGATAACGCGGATTTTGATGATGTTGAAGTGCCAAAGAACATTAAAACCCCTGATGCCAGGCAAAATCTAAGAACTAAAATGGAAGACGTCACGCACATTCTAGTGCCTGGTGGTCAAAAAACTTATGTCGGCACCCCGCACACATACGATTCAATTTACCTGGAACAAATAGAAGGTGGCGCCGCGCTGCTAAAAATACCACTATTTGAGCATATGAAAAGATACGAACGCACGCAAAAAAGCTTGCGTTATAAGTTTGATTTTATCCCAGGTGATGATGGTTTATATGTGATTGCCGGCATCCATAAATTTGCGCGAATGTTAGTCGAAGGCAAAGATTATGAAGTCGATGAAAATGAAGTAGTATTTTCTGCACCGCCTGGCGTGGCGATAGATATCTGCGCAGAATGCGCTTGGCCGGAACGGTTCACCAGGTTGGATATTGAGCAGCGCCGCAAAGAAACTAGAACGTTAAATGCCTGGGATTCTCAATATCAATTAGAAGCGAAACCGGTCACAGAATCACGCCTTGATCCCGAGCGTATGATCCCATACGACGTGCAGCCTGAAATCAAACAGGCTAACGGCGAGGTGACGATGTGGCTTGGACGTCAGCAGATTTATGGCATGGTGGCTTATTGGGATTGTGCACTAGGAAAAATAACATCGGACGATTCAGTATTTTCGGTAATGCTTACAGATCTGAAAGGCAATTACTACTGGCACTTTGTTGAAGCGTTAATGGGGGATCTTGCCGGCTTTAACAATAAAGGCGAGATTAACAGCGGCCAATGTTATCGTATATCGCAGCTTGTCAAAAAATTACAGATACCGCAGGTGGTTGTTGAAACCAACGGGGTTGGTGGTTTTGTGCCACCAATTCTAAGGCGTGCATTAAGTGGCACTGGTTGTGGCGTGACTGATCACCAGGTAAGTGGCAATAAACAGATTAGGATCCTAGAGGCGTTCGAGGCGCCGCTGCAAACGGGCCATTTATGGGCGCATATTTCAGTTATTAAGTCGCCAGCTTTTGATCAAATGCGCAGATTTAACCCGTTAGTTAAAAATCAAGACGACGATTATATTGATGCAGGATCAGGCGGTATATTGCAAACGCCAGTGCGTATCGGAAAAATAGTCGATAAATCGATAGTGGAAACAAGTAAACTATGGCGACCAAACCAGGGCATCGTTGAAGTTGATGTGGATTAATTGAGGACTATAAAATGACAGTACAAGTGCAAACACCTTTTATCAAATATACAGGTAACGGGATAACCGAAGACTTCACATTCCCATTTAGGGCGTTAAGTATCGATGATCTAGCGGTCACGGTTGATGGCGTTAATGCTGCATTCACGGCGTCAGGCATTGGTGACAATGCGGGATCGATCAACATCACGCCGGCCCCTGCCAATCTGACAGAAATCAAGATCTTCCGCGATATCACTTTCAGACGATTAACTGATTATCAAACAAATGGTGCACTGATTGCAGAAGTGCTGGACGATGATCTCGACAATACAGTGCTTATGCTGCAGCAGTTGCAATATCATTTATCAAAAGTTTTTGCATTTTCAGAAGTAATGCCAGGCGTTGATTTGACATTTCCGGCCCCGGTGGCCAGTCGTGCAATTGTTTGGAATGCTGGCGCCGACGGCTTAGAAACTTCTGACTTATTAGATCCTGCAGCATTGTTGTTGGCAGCTGCCGATGCTGACACAGCAACCGACGCGGCCACTGCAGCTGCGATTGCAGCAACCGCTGCTGCAGCTTCGGCGAATGTCGCAAAAATCAATTGGCGTGGTGATTACGCTGGCGGCACAGCTTACGTGCAAAATGACGCGGTGCAGTCGGGTGGTTCATCTTACCTGGCTAAAGGTGACACGACAGGCAACACACCGCCGAATGTAACTTATTGGGATGTGCTTGCACAGAAAGGCGCAGCAGGTGCCGGCTTCGGTGATATGGTCACAACAGAAAACCTGGCAGACTTGGCCAACAAGCAAACCAGTCGAGACAATTTGGTGGTGCCTGGCCTTGCAACGGCAAACACATTCAGCGCTGATCAGTCAGTGCCAAATGATCCCTATACAACCGGATGGGAAAACAATGACGAGGTGCCCACAAAAGAAGACTTATTCGATATATTAGATAACGAAATCACTGTTTTTAATACAGCAGGAACGGTGCCGGCCTTCACGGTGGCTAGCAATGTACAAACAGAATTCTATAATATTAAAGCGCACGCTGCAGGATCTACCGGGGCCAATACACTGAACGACGGAACCGGGGCAAAGCCATTGAAACAATATGGCCAGGGTGGTGCATTGGTTGATGGCATTGTAAACAATGGTCAGTTTTTAATGGTGCGTGATGATGGCACTAATTGGGTGATCTTAAACCAATCAGGTGAAAGCGATGTAGTTACGGTGGCTTCATTTCCTAAAAACCGTGGTGAATCGATCACTGGTGCAAATATGATGGTTAAACTATCAAACGGAAAAATAGCTAGTTGGGGATATGGGGCTAATGGTGTACTTGGTAGGGGTAAAATTTCTCCATCTACGCTCGCCGTTGGGTTGGCTGGATTTTCCCCGGCGCTACCCGCTGGCGTGACGATAGCAGAATTGGTTTTCACAAGCGGCCAGGCATATGCACTAGCAACAAATGGCTGGCTATATTCATGCGGCATTAATGCCACTTATGGATCAGGTGGCCATAATGATTTAGTCAATAGATCAGTTTTCACACGCGTTGAATACTTTGTCACGAGCACCATTACCGTGGCAAAAATATTTGCGTTCGGTAGTCGAAGGACTTATAACTCCGTTTGTGCTTATGCGATAGACGACGCAGGAACGGTTTATTCATGTGGGTATAATGGGATTGGTATGTTAGGGCGCGGCGACACGGCTGTACATTCGGATTTTGCGGAAATAACAGGAACATTCCC